TCCATGTCTTCCTTGGATAGATCGCCAAATTCACCGCGTATGCGGTATGGCATATCTCTTATTCTTATATTCTGTGTTGGATTCATATTTATGCTACTGTCATGTAACCGATGGAGCCTTCGCCCGTATCACCGGACCTGCTCATATAGCAGGTACCCAATAGAATTGGATAAGCAATATACCCTACATTTCGGAAAGTGTCATTTGTAGCCACTAACCTTATTGTAGTCGTATACTGAGTACCAGATTGTGAATCTAGTATTGTTGCATTATAGGATACATTAGCTGAAATAACAGTATTATGTACCCCATTGAATGTTATTCTTCGAGTGTAACCAATTGTTCCAGATCTAAAAGCCCACACATACTCATTACCTATAGTTAATATAGTAAAACGAGTAGTATTTGCTTCAAGACTTAAAATCCTGTTGTTCATTGTAATAATAGTATTATCTATTGAATTTAATCGGCTATTCGTTGTTGTTATATAACTATTCAACGTTGCATTTATCGCTGTTATACGAGCATCCATCGCCTCAAATTGATCTTGAATTGCTTCTGGATCTACTAAAGCTACTTCTGCCGCTAGCATTGCAACTTCTGCCTGCAACTCGGGTATTACCCCAATTTGTGATTGTAACACATCTACTTCTGCCTCTATTGAATTTACTGATGTGTTAAGTGTTGTTATTCGGTCATTTGTAACTTCATAGTTATTGCTAACTGTACGACCGAGTGTCTGAACTTGCTCTTCTAATCTTGCTAGTTCGACATTAATATTCGAAACATTCTCGGTATCGAGAACATTCCAAAGAGTGGTATTACCACCAAATACTGCTTCTTCTAAATTACTCATTTCTTTTTGATTTGTTGTAAAATATCGCCACATGCGATATGCTGGGATTCCTTCTTGGTCTCTCCAGTTCCATTACCTTCATATTGAAGATTAACAGTTATTTGTATTTTTACTGTCGTATGCCAGGTTGGTTTTTCATCTGGCCCGGTCTTTGAACTTGATATATCGATTTTTGAAGTATTCCATTTATCAAGTAATTTGTGCAGCTTGTCTTTATTATTCATATTTAAAATATCTTTTGAAGTAAGCTGCTTTTGCCGCTTCATAGTTTCTCGAAACTATGGGTGCTAATGCTAGT